TCGAGGTTATCTGCGTGGAAGAAGTCACCAAGGTTGGCAATCAACGCTTCCTTGCTATTTGGTGCGGCTGCGACCAGCCTTTCTACGGCTTCGCAGAGTTCACGCTCTCCAATCTCAAGGTTGTGGTCATCACCGGTCTCTTCGCCCCAAGCAAGCAGTCCGATGTGGGGATCGCCCATAGGATAAACGGCAAGGACATCATCTCGCTCGTGCTTTACTGCCAATCGCTTCATCGGCTTGAAGCTCGGCATATCGTCCTTGAGGTCTTCAACCAATGCTTTGATGGCTTCCGCACCTTTATCCTGTTGAGCCTTGACCCATTGAAGTTTGACCTTACCTTCGGCATCGTAAAGGACGGACTTGCCGGAGATGTTCATCCCCTGCAATCCATCCGGTGCGGCTTCTCTTGCGGATTTGAGGATTCCGTAGGCTGCCCTTTCGGTAATGCCAAATTCGTCTTTCAGATGTTTGACGATTTTCGCTGATGGCGTACCTTGCCTTTCAAAGTCCTGTGCGACCACCACCATCTTGGCTCGTCGCTCTTGCATTTCCTTGTTGGTCATTGATGTCCCTCCAGTCTATCGAGGATTTCGGCATAGCAAGCCAAGTCCAAGAGGTTGTCTCGCTTGTGGTTTTTGCCTTCTCGGCAGAGTTTCACGCACAGGAAGATCAAAGCGATATCCCTTGCGGTAAAGGTTCGATCAAGCACCTGTTCTGCCATTGCGGCTATTGCTCTTAGGTTGTACTCCGGTCTGCCGTAATCAGCCTGTCTATCGCAATTAACAAGTTTCTCGCACTCGTCAAAAAAGTTAGTCATATTTTTCCTTTTATCTGTAAACAATAAAGCAGCGACATCTGCCGCCACAGTCCAACGATCCGATTGGTGGCATCTNTTTNATNGGTATCCACCGNCCGGAATACTCAACACAGGCACTACACGACTCTCTNGCTCTGCGATATCGCTTTGCCTCCGTGTAGACATCNAATATCTCCTCNTCTGTGAGAGGGATGCCGGCACTTATATTGCGAACCCTNCNCACATCTTTCAGACGAATCTTTTCTGCTTGATCGATAAACCAGTATGTAATCGGAATGGCGAGTAGGTACTGATTCGCTCTNGATCGCATCTTNGCCTCNCTCACCTTTTTAGCTTTNAGGTCGCTGGCGAATCCCAAGAGNAATGCAAGTTCCGCTTGGACACGCTTNTNNGCTTCTGCGTTTTGATTGGCTTTGTCGAGGCTGCCTACCGCCAATGCGGTGGCGAGGTAGTGACCNACCCGGAGGGAGGATGCGGTACGCTTGTACCATTCGTCTACCGTNATGCGATTGAGCGANGAGGTCATCAAGATGCTTTTGCANTCTTGTGCGACCTATGCCCTCTAGCTGAATCANAAGGATGCGAATAGTGCTGACGGAAACGACTTTGCCATCGACTCTGAACACTCCTCGTCTAGGCAGAAACTCAACCTGCCTGTCGGATCGCACATTCCTTCTGCCATTGAAAAGAAGCAGAAGGAGGGCTGCGGAAGCCTCGTCCAACTGCTTTTCTAGTTCCGGATTATCTTCTGGGAACAACATTATTTACCTTATGTGGGATACGGTATACATTTACTTACCGTACTTCTTTTTCTTAGGCTTCTTCTTCTTCGGCATACACCTCTTCCTCCATTGGTGGAATCTGTGTGGTCAAAGCCGAGCGGTCATCGAGNATCACNACATCCTCTGAGCGTAGCTGCTCCATAATCTCATTCATCTCATCTTCGCTCTCTACTCCAAGGAACTTGATCAACCATTGCTGGCTCATCACGCCCTCTAGTTTGTTTGCGATTTCTGCACGGAGATTCAGTTCATCGAGTGAAACCTTGAACGCTGAGTCAGCCTGTGACCAAGCGGTGCGAAGTTCGATTGAACCGCCTTCGTCTCGATCGAGACTGAGGTATTCTGCGGTATGTCCGAGGGCGAGTTCAACCGCGTCCTGTAAACTTCTAGCAAATACTCTTAGTTCTGCCGTCTCCGAAATGGTGTTCATCAGAATCTCGGTGGCGGTCATCATCACTTGTGGCTGACCGGTAAGCAGCGAAAGACCCATCAATGCGGCTTCCTCTCGGTTGTCCTGCAAAGTCTGTCTCACGATATTCAGCGAACTGCCGGTGACCTCTGCGAATCCAAAGTCACCCTGTGCGGATGTCTGCACCATTGTTGAGCCACCGACGAAGACCTCTTTGCTATCCGCAATCTCCATACCCTTGCCTACCGGAATCGGTACGCAGGTCTTGTGGATAAGCGATTTGTAGTCGGAGTAGGTTTGGAAATGCTCAATGTTCTTGAGTGCGATGTCGATTAGAAACGGATCGTTGCCGAGTTCGTTGATGATTGCAACAGGAATCTCACTTAGTTGCGGCATATTACCGCCACCAATCAAGTCGAAACTGAGTTGATTGTTCTTGTCGAGGTTCTGCTGGTAAAGCTGCCAAGAAACAAGGCCGTTGATATAACGGAATACACGGAAACGGACTACCTCTTCCGATGTGAATTCTCCGCTCGGCACTTGGACAACTTCACGGAATACGATAAGGCTTAGTTCCTTCCGCTTGCTGACTGGATTGATTTCGTATCGCCAATTCCACACATCATCGGCCGTGTACAAAGTCCAATACGGACGGATGCCGGATCGCAACTGCTCCTCTCTGCTTGCAGGTCGGACGCTCGGAGCGTCCACGAGAATTACTGCGTAACCTTCAAATGCGTGTTCAAATGCCCTACGCACAAACACATCTCCGTGAGTGCCGGCATTGTCAATGTTCTCCCANAGGTCAACGATATCGNCATTAACATCGTCACGAAGATCAACAATGTCCTTAAAGACCATTCCGGTCATCACATCACGAGTCTTCTTGGTGAGATTGAAGCAGGTTGCGGTGTCGGCACGATATTCGTAGTCGGCATCGGTCTCAGCNGGGAACTGCGGCAGGTAGCGGTTACGCTTCTCTCTGAGACGCAAAGTACCCTCGCATACATCGAGGTAAATCTCCCTGTTGTCGTAGGCATCCATATATTCGGGATGCATCGCCGCTACTGTATCTTTTTGCTGCATAAACGCCTCTAGAATCTAAACTCTGTAAATTGCCAGACCGACCTTCGCCTCTCTTCAATCGCCCATCTCGCCAATGCCCTTGCGATCACAGTATCGTCGTGACCACCCTTCGTGCCGGAGTACTGTATGCGGTTCGTCACCTCGTTTCGGTGTGCCTCGTAGGACTGCAACTCAGCAGTCGCAACCGGAATGTCGAGCCATTTGATTTCTGTCTGCTCAAACGCCAATGCAAGCGACTGGATAAGAGGCGGCTTACTCGATGCCGTGGTTTGAAAACCTTTGACGCTGCGGAGAGTGTTCTTTTGCAAGGCTTCCAAGTTGGGCGAACCAATGGAGTTCTCCTCGACCAGCATCAGCTTAACATTCCACTTCTCTGCCAATGCGAGTAGTTTGGTGCGTTGGAATTCCCAATCGAGTTGGTTGAAGCGATCCAGCTCCAATTCTTGGAGGCAATTCTCACACACAATCGAGATAGCCGTAAAATCGGAAACCTGTCCCCAGTCAACACCGGCAACGATGTTGTGACCGGCGTGTTGCATCGGAGTTGTCCTCTCGGTTGTGAGGTTTTCCTCGATGCGACGAAATACCGCACCCTCGCCTGTGATGAATTCGGCTAGATACTCTTGACGNAATACATCCATCGGGAGTTCCTGTCGTGCCGCCTCAATCTCAGTCGGGTCGATAAATGGATTCGCTTGTGTGGGGAATTGGAATGATGCCCACTCGGTATATTCCGGGTCAGTTCCTCGTGCGAATAGCTTGTGGAAGAAGTTGATGCCTTTGGGTGTAGACCAGAAAGCGGCAGACCCACGGAAGTCGGTAAGTGTCGGACGGATGACTGCGTTCCAAGCCTCTTCAAGTTCTCTGACGATGGCAGCCTCGTCTATGTCGGCAAAGTGGTACTTCTGTCCACGAACCGAGTCGGGATTGTCGAGAGACCACATCGTGAGCGAACCGCCACCGATGAATTCAAGNCGATGCTCCTGTTTGCTCACCTTTGTGGTGATCGGAGCGAGAAGAGTCTTGGTGGAGCGGTAGAACTCCTGCAACATTCGATAGGACGGAGCAAAGTACGCACCNTGTTCNCCACGAAGCAGACTGTGGATACGCTTTCGGGGAATCGAGGTGGTCTTGCCGAAACGACGGCCGCAAACGGCCACGATAAATCGTGCGTCACAGTCATCTATCTGCTTTTGTGCAGGATGTGGGGCTGGTATTTTAAGATTGATCTGACTCATCAACGAAAGTCACATTAACAGAAACTTCGCCGGAGTGTGCAATTGTGTCTTTGGCGTGATAACCACGATTAGCACCTTTGGACTTCAGATAGAGTTCGATAGCCTTCAGCCGAATGTTCGGAAGTGTGGATCGCATCAAATCGTGCAGTCCTTCCTCGGCAATGTCCACCGTCTCCTCAAGAATGTCTCTGAGGGTGTCCGGGTCTTTCTCCGCACGGCTGCGAACCGCCTGTCTCGTATAGCTGATTCCAAATTCTTTTTCAATGGAACGAGCGGTACGAGAAAACAGTCCTGCATTCTTACGCAGAATAGTCCAAAACTCCTTGTCAGATAGCTTTCTTGTTCTTGTCTTAGCCATAGGCACTACTTGCCGTGGAATTCGTGTCCACAGGATGGACAAACTATAGCACTCTTCTCCGCTTCCTTCTTCTCGGATTCAGTAGCCGGGAGTCCTTCCTCCTCGATATTGCGTCCGAGATCAAAATTAGGGACATCCACAGTCCACTCGGAAAGTGGATAATCGTCCCAGTTGTTTGCAAGTTCATCCCAGTCCCATTCACCGAAACTGGCATTGTCCTTGATGATGAATTCCTTCTTCTGCTCCTCGCTCCAGCCTTTGACCTGTACGATCCACTCATCGGGGATTTCCTTCAGACCGAGGTAGAGCATAGCCTCAAACCGCATATTGCCACCGAGGACTATACCGTCCTCATCGATCACAATCGGGCGAATCGGCATCATCCAAGGCGATGAGCGAACAGACTCAACCAGTTTCTTGAATGCTGAATCCCGAATGAATCGTGGATTATGCGGATTCTTCTTCAACTTCGATATTTTCATTTTTGAGTTCTTCTCTACAGTCGTTGCAAATCAGCGATTCNCCGCTNCGNAGTTCTTCACCGCAGATATCGCANAGTTCCAAGTTNANTGAATTCTTGCTTCTCATTTACGCTTTTCGAGGTACAACCTTACCAACACATCGATTGTTTTGCCGAAGATGAAAAATGCTATNGGGAGAATGATGGGCAACGCTGGCTCTAGGCTCATAAAGAAAGCTANNACTCCGCTACCTGCGGAAAGNATGGTGTTTGAGGGGAATACCTCGTAGCTATGGGAATCAAANTGCATCGCTTTATTTCTTCTTGGGTNTAATCATTTTTTTGACTGCTTGGGCAATCGAAGCGGCTTCCTCTGTCTTCTCAAGAGCCTTCGCCAACTTGCCTGTCGCAAGGGACTTCGCTACTGCCGCCCCGATTTTAACTGCTATCAGAATCTGGTCAATTTTCATTTCTATCTTGCTCCTATCGGTAGTATTTCTTGTCTTTTATCTCAACAAAATCAATGCCCGGACGGAACATCGATGCTCTAGCCGGTGGCTGCTCAAGTCGGAATAGATTCCAAGCCTTGTGTGCAAGCGGCNNTGCCAAGTCGAAAATCATCTC